ATGATGACTTCCACTTTGCGCGTTCACGGGACATCATGGCCGAGCCGGATGGCATGATGGATGTATGGTGTCGTGAGCACGGGAAGAGTTCGATGATAACTTTCGGGTTGAGTTTACAGGATATCCTGAAGAATCAAGAAGAAAGAATTTGTGTGTTTAGCCATACTTCTAAGATAGCCAAAGGACATATTCTTCCAATTAAGTATGAGTTAGAAGAAAACAATAAGTTGAAGAAGTTGTTTCCAGATATGCTCTATGCTAATCCAGTCAAGCAGTCGCCGAAGTGGAATGAAGATGGGATTGTTGTTAAGCGCAATGGGAATTATGTTGAATGTACAGTTAGTGCTTCCGGACTCGATTCCCTTCACACAGGTGATCATAATACAATTATTGTATGGGATGATGTTATCAACGAGGATGATGTTAGCAACCCTGAAATGATAAAGAAATCCATGGAATATATTAATTCTTCCACGAATCTTACCTGCCGTGGATATCGGAAGCGTGGTGTGGGCACCTACTACCATTTCAATGATCCGTATGTTCAAATGATAAGCAGGGGAATATTGAGAGAGCGCCTTTTTCCCGGAACAGTTGATGGAACTGTTACTGGTGCGCCTGTCTGGTGGACGCCTGAACAGTTAGCCGACCGCCGCAAAACTCTTACACCTTACCAGTTTGCCTGTCAGGTACTTTGCAATCCGAAGATGGAAAGCAAGTACGGGTTTGATATGAACTGGTGGAAGTTTTGGAGCACGGCAAAGAAAGACTGTTGGCGCGGAATGAATATTTTGATTATGGTTGATCCGGCAAACGAAAAGAAAAAGGTAAATGATTACACAGTTTTTACAGTTGTAGGTTTAAGTGCAGACCATAATATTTATGTGATTGAATGGATAAGGGATCGGCTTAGTTTGGAAGAACGTACCGATGCTATGTTCTTCCTTCATCGTAAATATGGACGTGCAATCAAGGGCATTTATTATGAAAAATATGGAATGCAGGCAGACATAGCTCATATTGAATACGTAATGAAAATGGAGAATTACAGATTTTCCATCAAGCCGGTGGGCGGCAATGTTGAGAAAAATGACCGTATAAGTGTAATAGTTCCAATGGTAAAAGAAGGTGAAATCTACATACCTGAAGAATGTTATTACAGAACAGTTGAAGGTAAACAGGTTGATTTGACACAGACATTCTTAAATGAGGAAGCACGTCCGTGGCCATTTGGTTCCCATGACGATATGCTGGATGATTTGGCGCGCATTAAGTCTCCGGAAGTTCATTTGCCATTCCCGGACGTAAATCAGGCCAACGTAGGTTATCAACCTGAAGGACAGAAACGTGAATCACAGGATGGCGGTTACAATCCGTTACGTCATCACAGGGAAGGGAATAGTTTAAGGGCGGCATAAAGGGAGGAAGGGTTATGAGTTTTGGTTCATCGAACAAGCCAGCTGTCGTTACAGAATTGGAGTCGGCACCTCGAAAAACAGATTCAGAAATTCTGGCGGCGGAAGAAAAACAGCGGGAACGTATTCGCAAAATGCTTGGGCGGAGTAAAACGATACTTACCGGTGGAGAAGGTGTTTTAGGAGACACGAGTTCAATTACCAATAAAAAAACATTGTTGGGGTAAAGGAAAGTTAAAATCATGCCTGAAGGTATAAAATTGATAAAATCCAGTGAAGAGCAGAAAGTTCAGGATTTACTTGATTGGTTCGGTGAATTAGATCGTGAGCGTTCCCTATACAATGAAATGTGGCAGGATATTACCGATTATGTTGTTCCACGCCGGTATAATTTCAAAGGAGACAAGCAGGTTGGTCTTAAAGTCGGTGACAATGTGTTTGATGGTACAGCTCAGTCTGCGCATGACATACTGGTTAGCGGATTCTATGGGAATATACTTTCTTCACAATTTCCGTGGGTACGCCTGCAAATTCCTACTTTTGGACAGCCAACATTTGACCGGACCAGTTCAATGCGCAAATACAATAGTCGGGTGGACAAGATCCCCGAAATCCGCACGTTTATAGAAGATTATGAATATGCACTCTACAATGAATACCAGCGATCAAATTTTTACGATGTCATGCCGGAGTTTATCAGTGATGCCAGTTCAATTGGCACTTCTACTATTTACATGGAAGAGGATAGTGTAAGCGCCAAAACAATTTATACCGTCTGCAATCCAGGCGAAGTGTTTATTTCAACAAACAAATATGGCAAGGTTGATGTCTTGTTTCGAAAATTTAAAATGACAGTGCGGCAGTTAAAACAGAAGTTCCCCGGACGCCTTCCTCTTGAAATAGAGGCAATTCAAAAATCAGAAACACAATTTAGTGTTCTTCATGCGGTTTATCCGCGTTCTGAACGTGAAATGTATCAGGTTGGTGCGCAGTTTGTTCCAAAAATAGACAATAAAAACATGCCGTGGGCGTCTGTTTACATGCTGATGGAAAAGAAAACGATACTTGGAGAACAGGGATACCGGCAATTCCCGTATGCCTGCTGGCGCTGGCGTGTAAATTCAGAAGAATCCTATGGACGGTCGCCTTCTTCCGATGCCCTGATCACGATACTTGGCGGTAATATTCTTGCAAAATCAATGTATAAGGTGGCGCAGTTGGCTTCTGAACCACCGTGGAATATTCCTATGGAGATGCGTGGGCAGGAAAGAATAGTGCCTAATGGCCGGAATTACTATGAGGATAAATCACGCCTTATTCAACCTGCTTCAGTCGGTTCAAATTATGCAATCGGTACAGACAGGGAAGAAAGAAATATCAAGATTATCAAAGATTTCTACCATGTGGATTTCTTTATGATGCTTTCGCGCGCGGCGATGGAAGGTGCTCAGTTATCTGTTCCGCAGGTTATGGAAATGCAAAGTGAAAAGGCTTCTGTTCTTGGTACAATAATCGGACGATTCGCTTCGGATGGCTTGGATGTGATTAATGACCGAACCGGAGAACTGGCAACTATGGGTGGTAGAATGCCGGAAATGCCGCAAATAATGAAAGAATTGTTTGGTGGTCAGACAATAAAATATGAATACATTGGTCCTCTGGCACAGATGCAAAAGCGCCTTTTCAGAACTTCAGGAATAATGGCCGGTCTTAAAGTCATGGGTGAATTAGAAACAATCAAACCGGGTACAATGGATATTATCAATGTGGATTACGTGGCTACTGAGCTTCTGGAATCCTTTGGATGGCCAGCTCGCGCGTATAATGATGATGATATGGTCCAGGAAACCAGAGAAGCTCGGCAGAAACAAATTGCTCAGGAACAGCAGGTTAAGCAGGCGGCGCTCATGTCGCAGGCCGTTCCTAATCTTAGTCAGACAGCACAGCCGGACAGTCCGATGGATCAAATGTTACAGGGCAAAATTCAGGAAGGATTGATGTAATATGATAAAAGAATTCCTACAGAACAAAAAAGTTGGTCCCGAAGATGAAGTTAAACGGATGTATCGGGAAGTGTTTGGTACAAGAGTCGGTCGTGAAGTTTTGGCGCATATGCTGGTTGAATTGGGATTTTTCAATGAGATTGTTACAGATGAACAGAAAGTATTGGCCAACTACGCACGGAGAATACTTAAAATCATGGGAGTTATCCAACCGAAAAACATCAATGATATTACTGATGCGTTGATGAATGTAGGTTTTGGGGAGGATGAAAAAAATGTCTAAAGTTGAACAGTCAAAAACAGATAAAGAATGGGAAGCCGAAAATGATGCCCGAACATTAATGGAAGCTGAAGTGATAAAGGGTGATCCAAAAAGACTTGAAGCTGCAACAAAGGCGGCTGATAAATTATCAAAAGAAAAAGTTGATGAAGCTGCTTCAATGCAAAAAGTTGCCGGATTTCAGTTTTATAAAAACATGGATGGAAAAAATAAAGAATAACGATTAGAGGTCAATATGGGAGAATTAATACAAAAGCAGATAAGTAATATACCGTTAACCTGTCCGGGAACACCAGCAACGGTGGTTGAATTGAAAGGATGTAAATTTACGCCTGCTGTTTATTTAAACCGTAACCATTTATATCTGGTGGTTGTTTCTCCACAGTTGCCCGGTCGTTTAGTTGCCCAAAAAGGATTTTACGATGTGCCAGAAAAAGGATACCTCACGTGGATTGAAAGTTTTAAGGTTATCGCTGTTTCGGCTCCTAGTTCAGCAAGATATTACTGTCATATATTGGAAGCATTCGAAGGTGATGCACCTAAGGATTGTGCGCCGGTTAAAGGATTTATCCAAGGTGAAAGAAACATTCGAACAGACATGATTGAGGTTAAGAGGTCAGAGAAGCTTTTAATTTAATATAAAGTTGTAGATAGGTTTACCTTTAAAGGAGGGAAGATAAATGAGAAAGTTTTATAAATTTTTAGTTTCAATGTTTGTAGTGTTGCTGATTGCACTTCCCGTGTTTTCAGCAACAAATTACATGCCCAGCAAGAATCATTCGGGTTATGTTGGGAAAGACGGTAAATCATGGTATAAAGGTTATTTTGATTATTTATACCTTACGGGAGGCACTGGTTATAACTTGTATTTTACCGGAACTCCTACTGCTGATCACACTATCACGTTTCAGGATGGTGATGGAACTGTTGCTTTCACAACCGATGTGTCTACTGCTGCTCCGGTGATTAATGATGTTGAAAATGCCGATGGTGACGCAACAATTGCATTTACAGCATATCAGGGTACATTTACTTCTACTCTTACCAACAAAGACATGTTTACGTTTCAGGGTTTGGGAGCGTTTGGTAATGTTTCTGTAATGAGAATCGAACAGAAAACCGGAAATGCGACTGATGGAACGGTTCTTGAAGTTGTTTCCGCTGATGCCAATGTTGATCCATTGGTTGTTTCCAGTTCAGCGCAGGCCGGAGTTCTTACAGTTGGGCAGGGCGGTACGGTTGACATAATTGGTGCGACAACCATTACCGGCGCATTTACTGAAACCGGTGCGGCAACTATTGGAAATGGAACTGCCGGTGTAGCAATCAATTCTTCTGTTTGGGATATTACCGCGGCTGGTGCGGCAAGTGGACTTACTACTTTAAGTTTGACCGATGATATTTCACTGGCTAATGGAAAAGCTATTAAATCTTCCACGACAACTGCTGAAACAATGGCGATACAGGCATACGATGTTGATGGTGTTGCTTATGTGAATTCCATACTGCTTACCAATGGAAACACCCCAGCCGTGGCAATTGGTTCCGGAGTTGAAACCGTTGCCATTAATTCATCCGATTGGGATATTTCCACTTCCGGCGCAATGACTGGAATCGGCGCCATTACTATGGATGGATTGCTTACTGGTACAGGTGGATCAACTTTAACCGGAACTGTTGCTCTTGGTGGTGGAGGAACAGATACATTGGCCATAGATACTTCCACTTGGGATGTTTCAACTGCAGGTGCGTTTACCGGAGTAGCCGATATTACAGGAACGGCTGGAGCGGCTATGACAGTTACAATTGCTTCGGATGGTGCAGGTGACGATCTTACTTTGTCTGTTACCGGTGCGAATGATTCGAGTGTAATTTTAAATTCGGCGGGTACAGGTGCTGATGCTATCGGAGTTCATGCAACTGCTGGCGGAATTGATCTTGATTCAGCTTATACTTCTGTTGGTGCTATTGATATTGATGCAACCGGAACCGTGGCTGGAAATGCTATTACAGTAAATACAAGTAATAGTGGGATCGCAATTGTGGCCGGTGGTGCCGATAATGGCGATTTAACCCTAACTGCTGGTGATGATATGACTGTTGGTGCAACTGGAACAGTGGCAATCACTTCGGCTGATTGGGGAATTTCTGCAACGGGCGCAATAACAAAGGTTGCTTCAGTTTCCTACGATGATAGCACAACGATTTATCATACTACGGTGGCCTGCGATAATGCTTGTATTAAGGCTTTGCGTGCAACACCGAAAGAACTTGTTGCTACTCCTGGTGCTGATAAATTTATCGAATTGGTAAGTGCTGTCCTGATTATGGATTACGGAACAAATGTCTTGACCGAATCTTCTGATGATTTGGTAATTGAATATGAAGGTGGAACGGATATTACGGCTTCCATCGATTCAACGGGCTTTTTTGATCAAACTGCTGACATGGTAAAAATAGTTGAACCGTCTGCGGCAGTAGTTATTACTGCGGCAAATGCAGTTAACAAAAATATAAGATTGTTCAATACTGGCGATGGTGAATTGGCCGGGAATGCCGGTGAAGATACCACGTTGTCAATCAGAGTAGCTTATCGTGTTCATACAGCGGGATTGTAAGATAGAGATAGGATTTATTTAACAATTTAACTGAAAGGAAAGAGGTAAGATTATGTCAGAAAATGACGAAGGTAATTTGGGATGGAAAGCGGCACTGGAACCTGACCTTCAGAAACATGAGGATTTAGCCGATGTGAAAGAAGTTAAAACATTAGCGAGGTCTTATGTTGACCTAAAAGGGAAGGCCAAGAATGCTTTATTTATTCCCGGTGCTGACGCCAAGGATGAAGATAAGGCGGCATTCAGCCAAAAAATCAATGAAATCCGTGGAGTTCCTACTAAACCTGAAGAGTATGAACTTCCCTTTGACAAGAAGGATGCAAACTACAATGCGGAAATGGATAGTGCTGTTCGTCAAATGTTTCATAAGGTTGGCGTGGATAAGAATCAGGCGCAGGCTTTATTGAAGGAATTTGGTGAAATTGACAAGAAGTTTGGCGGCGGAAACATGGAAAAAATCCGTCAGACCGTTGCGCAGGAAATAGCTGATTTGATTAAAGCTGATCAGGATAAAGCTACTGCAACTGCCGCAACCGCATTGAAAACTGAATGGGCGGATAAATACGATTTCAAAGTTCTTGGCGCTCAAAAGTTTGCGGATAACATGGAAAAGGTTGTGCCGGGATTTAAACAGTTTGCCATTGATTCAGGACTTGGTAACAGTCCATTTTTACTCAAAGCTTTTTCGTTTCTTAACGAAGCTATTTCTGAAGCAACATTCGTTAGTGGTACACGTGAAAGCGGAGACAAAGAAGGTGGATTTTTCAGTTATCCTTCAATGGATAAAAAATAAAA